CTTACTATGCGTTTGCCAGCTATCAAAAACAGGTAGGTAAAATGTTCGGAAGTGAGATTAATTTTACTTTCAATAGAACTACAAAAAAACTGACCATAATGCAACGTCCTAGAAGTGAAGAAGAAGTGTTAATTTGGCTCTACAATCACAGACCAGATTTTAATATGCTACAAGATCCTTTCGCTCGTCAATGGCTTAGAGACTATGCCCTAGCAACCTGCAAAATCATGCTAGGTGAAGCCCGTGAGAAATTTAATCAAATTGCCAGTCCGCAAGGCGGCACAAGCCTAAACGGAACTGCATTAAAAACAGAAGGTAAAGCCGAAATAGAAACACTTGAACTAGATCTAATCAACTACAAAGACGGTGGGACTCCGCTGACCTGGGTAATTGGCTAAATTGAGATTGTTTTTTTAATTAGATTGTAATACAATATTCTTATCTTAAGGAGTGATGTATGATTATCGGTTTCTGTGGGTTTATTGGCAGCGGCAAAGACACAGCAGCAGATTATTTGGTTAACCTTCATGGATTTCGACGAGACAGTTTTGCAAATACACTTAAAGATGCGGTCGCCGCAGTGTTTGGATGGGATAGAACACTGATTGAAGGACGTACCACAGAAGCACGAGAATGGCGAGAACAAGTTGACACATGGTGGGCCAATCGACTGGGATTGCCATCTTTAACTCCTAGGTGGGTATTACAGCATTGGGGTACCGAAGTATGCCGCCAGGGATTCCACGACGATATTTGGATTGCTAGTTTAGAAAATAAAATGCGTAAAACTCGAGACAGCATTGTTATCAGTGATGTTCGCTTTCCTAACGAAATAGCTGCGATTCACAATGCCGGTGGCATTGTAGTAAGAATTAAAAGAGGACCAGAACCAGAATGGTACGACGATGCTCTGGCATTTAACCAAGGAATGCGAAATATGCTTTGGGCCAGCAGCAGACGAAAACTAGAGCAGTTAGAAATTCATTCAAGCGAAATTTCTTGGGTCGGTGGCGAAATAGATCACACTATCAACAATGACAGCACCGTAGATCATCTGTTTTCTCAACTAGAAACCATCATTAAAAATCAGGGGTTAGATCACCTTGACGCCAAGGCAGCTTGAGCCTGTCCAATACTCTTTGACAATTAGCACATACCGTTTTTAAGTTAGAGAATCTGCAGTTCTTAGGATCTCCGTCAATGTGAAACACATTGAACTGCTCCTGATATCGAGAATTAAAACCGCATCGATCACACGCAAGTTTTTTCTTGTAGCCTGCACGTTGCCATAGAGCCGTGCCTTCTTTTCTATTTTTTGCACAGTGATCGCATTGCGACCTGTAAAAAATTCGATCATTTTTGTAATAATTAACAGCCACTGGTCTCTTCTGACATTTCTTGCATAATTGCCTCATAGTTAAGCCCTTTTAGTGCCCTTTTCATGTGTATTTAACCAGGAGATTTTTGTCGTTAGTGGCTAAATAATTGAAAGTAATCCATTTGGGAGATCTAAATAATGGCCACACTGAATTCACCAGGCGTAAGCGTAACAGTCATAGACGAAAGCTTCTATACCCCTTCAGCTCCGGGCACTAGCCCTATGATTTTTATTGCGTCTGCACAAGACAAAATTAACCCTAGCGGTACTACTGCCGCAGGTACTACCTCAGCAAATGCTGGAAAAGTTTGGTTAATCACAAGCCAACGAGATTTAACAGATACCTTTGGTACTCCGTTGTTTTATACCGATTCTAGTGGTAATCCCTTACACGGCAACGAGCTTAACGAATATGGGCTTCAGGCTGCTTACAGCAGTTTAGGAGTTAGCTCACGCTCATATGTGGTCAGAGCAGACATTGATCTAGCACAATTAGCCCCACAAAGTGCAGCTCCCCAAGGAGAACCAGTTTCCGGTACTTATTGGGTTGATACAGCAGGAAGTATATTTGGTATCAAAGAATGGAACACTTCTACACAGAAATTTACAGTTAAAACTCCAATAGTGCTCGACGATACATCGTCGGGCAATAGTTTTAACGGAATAGCCCCTGACACCAGCATTGGTCAAATTGGGGAATACTGCATGGTTGTTACTAATGACAATGACAGTAGACTCTACTACAAAACCACAAGCAATGTATGGACCGCAGTAGTTAATGGTTTTGACGGCGGTAAATTCTTACAAATTAGCCCGCATTATACATATCCTATTTACAATGCCAGCACGGCTACTGGTAGTGTTTGGATTACCAGTACTACACCTTCTAATGGTGCAAACTGGTCCGTCAAATACTACAACGGATCTACTATGAGCTGGAGCAAAATTACCGCTCCTATCTATAGTAATGTTCAAACAGCAACATATACGTTAGATTCAACAGGCGGTGGAAAAAATATAGCCATTGGCAAACTGTTTATCGACAGTAACTATGATGATTTGACCGCTGAAACTGCCAACTTCAAAATCTGGAGAAGAAACAAGGCAGGAACAACATCGGTGATTTCTAGCATTGTAACAACCTATGCTACCAGTGGAACTACATATACTTTCGACATCGCAGAAAGCAGAGCCAATCGCTCTTCTTGGACTGCATCTACTACCATTAGAATAACAGCTACTAATGCTACTACTGTTCTAGGATCATTGATTCCAAGTGCGATCAGTGCTGCCTCTACTCTAACTAACGTTACTGCTGGCTTTACTACATCGTCTGGAATTTTAACTTTAAACCATAAACTCGGTGGCGATATTAAAATTACCAGCATGAGTACAACTACACAAGAACTGTTAGGAATTACTCCTTACAGCATGAACACACTAATGGGAACTGCTAACGTCTACACATTTACCAGTAATACAACCACAGACCTATTAGTTACCAATTGGAAACCTTTGGTCTTTGAAGCACGCCCAAGTGCTCCATATACTGATCCGGCAGATGGTACTTTATGGTATAGTAATGTAGTGGATCAAATCGACATTCTTTACAATTCTGGTACCTATTGGGTAAGTTATGCTCGTGCTTTCCCAACATCTGATCCAAACGGTCCGATTGTATTGGCAACGGAACCTACTGAACAAAGCGATGGAAGTCCCTTAGTAACAGGAGACATTTGGGTTGACACTGGTGATCTAGAAATGTACGGTCAAGATATCTATGTTTATGATGCTACAATAACTGTTGGCAGCAAATGGGTCTTACAAGATACTACAGATCAATCTAGTCCAACTGGATGGTTATTTGCTGATGCCAGATATGCTACAACTGGTACTACATTAACTGCTAGTTCAATATTCGATCTGAGATCAAGCAATTACGTTGATCCAGATACACCCGATCCATTGTTATATCCAAGAGGCATGAAATTATGGAACACTCGTAGAAGTGGTTTTAATGTCAAGAAATACGTTAAAGGATATATTGATATTACCGCCAATAGCGGATACAACATTAGAAATGGAGAATCCATGTCTAATTATGCTGTCGATCGTTGGGTCTCTCAATATCCAACAGACGACACAGGTGCTGGTGTATTTGGGAGAAAAGCACAACGTCAGGTAGTGGTAAAAGCTCTTAAAACACTAGTCGACACCAGTGTTGCAGCAAGAGATACGGATACATTGAATTTTAACTTAATTCTGTGTCCCGGATATCCAGAACTTATTTCCAATATGGTTAACTTTAATACAGACAGAGGAATCACTGGATTTGTTATCGGTGATACTCCGTTTAGATTGGCTCCGACAGGAACTGCACTTAACAACTATGGACTTAATACAGCGGTAGCTCTTGACAACGGTGATAAAGGTGCAGTAACTTATGACGAATACATGGCCATGTATTACCCTAGCGGATATACTAGTGACAATACTGGCAACAACATTGTTGTCCCCCCAAGTCATATGATGTTGAGAACCTTTATCAACAGTGATGCAAAGAGTTATATATGGTTTGCACCAGCAGGTACTCGTAGAGGAACGGTTGATAATGCGACCAGTGTGGGATATATCACTGCTGAAGGGGAATTTAAGACAACCTCAGTTCCTCACGGTCTACGTGATGTGTTGGACGATGTCAGAATTAATCCTATTTCAAGTTTAACCGGGGTTGGTTTAATAGCTTATGGTCAACGTACTCGTGCTAAGAATGCCAGCAGCTTAGATAGAATTAATGTTGCAAGACTGGTAGCATATCTACGTAGACAATTAGATATTCTATCAAGACCCTTCTTGTTTGAACCTAATGATGCACAAACACGTAGAGAAATCAAAGCAGCAGCTGAGAGCCTATTACTTGAATTGTTGGGCCAACGTGCTCTTTATGATTTCATTGTGGTCTGTGATGAAACTAACAACACTCCTGCAAGAATTGACAGAAGTGAGCTTTACATGGATATCGCTATTGAACCAGTTAAAGCTGTTGAATTTATCTACATTCCATTAAGATTGAAGAATAAAGGCGATATTGCAGCCAAACTTTAATAGGTAAATAAAAAAGATTAAGGAGCATTCTAATGCCAATTGCAAGTTTAAAGAATTTCACAGTACCCATTGCCGGCAGCCAGGCAAGCTCTACACAGGGCTTGTTGATGCCAAAATTAAAGTATCGCTTTCGCGTTACTTTAGATGGTTTTGGTGTTGCTGGAGCACCCACTACAGAACTAACCAAGCAGGTAATGAATGCTACTAGACCTGATGTCTCTTTTGAAGAAATTAAACTGCCTGTATATAACAGCACAGTGAAAATTTTAGGTAAGCATAATTTTGCTGATGCCAAATTGACCATTCGAGATGACGCTAGTGGGGTAGTAAGCAGAAAGATTGGAGAGCAATTGCAGAAGCAATTTGATTTCTTTGAACAATCCGGTGCTCAGTCAGGCATTGACTATAAATTTAGAATGCGTGTTGAGATCCTAGACGGTGGAAACGGTGGATTTGAACCAGTAACACTTGAGAGCTTTGAATTTTTAGGGTGTTTTATTAAACAGGCCACGTATGCTCAAGGCGATTACAACAGCAATGAAGTAATGGATATTGCCCTAAGCATTACATTTGATAATGCTATCCAGCTAGAAGCACCTGGCGGAGCAGCCAGCGGTATTGGTGTAAATGTCGGAAGAATTGTACGTCCTGCAAACGCACAAGGACTATCGACCGGCGGCTAACAATAATTTTAGTCCTTAAAAAGCCCAGTAAAAACCTGGGCTTTTTATTTGACTAAATATTTGCATGAGTAAGACCAATAATTATCTATCTTTAGGATACCAAACTAATCTCGACGGTGAAAAATATAATCTCCGTGATTATAGACATGCTGCCCGACTCTATGCCGACGATAAGCAGGTTAGAGCACCAAAATACGGTTTCTTATACTACGTTAAATTTGAAATAAATCAAAAAGCAGTAGTAGGAACGCTGGATAAAAACATAGGTGTCTATGTTAAAAAAATAGATCTTCCAAAATTTACTATTCAAACCGAAATGGTAAATCAATACAATAGAAAAACTCAGATCAATACCAAATTAACCTACAATCCCATTACTATAGAATTTCATGATGATAATGCTGATATAACCAATGATCTTTGGTATTCTTATTATCAAAATCTAATTGCAGATGGCAATTACGGTGCCGGGAGCTCTAATATTCCTAGACAGTTTACTGATACTAAATATGGCCCCACAGATTACGAATATGGTATGTATGATAATAAAGTTTCGGAAAGTTTTCTTGAAAGAATAGACATATATATGATGCATCATACCTTACAAGATCATACGAAAATTTCTTTGATTAATCCTAAAATATCAGAATGGAGACATGATACTGCCGGCCAATCAGACAGTACTAAAATGATGCAAAATAGTATGACTATAGTCTATGAAAATGTACTATATTCTAAAGGAATTGATAATAGTAAACTTGAAGGATTTGTTAATGAATTTTATGATCCCGGACAGAGCCCTATTAAAATAGGAGGGAATCCCGAAAACGATCCTGGTTATAATAAAAATACTGATGTACGTCCTAGTAATGCAGCCATATTCAATCAGCCCCCTGGAACGGCCTACTTTAGACCTGGTAATGCATCTACTAATCCCAATCGACCCTCTGGAACAGCCTACCCTAGACCTGGTAATGCGGCTGCCGGAGCTAATCAACCTCCCGGAACAAACTACCCTAGACCCGTTAATGCGGCTGCGGGCATTCAACCTCCCGGGACAGCCTACTTTAGACCTAATAATCGAATTCAAGATAACGGCGGAAGAGTAAGTTCCAGGCAGGTCAATGACCAAACATTTGATGTCCGCAGAAATGCTCAATACGGTCTAATTAATCCACCTAATCTTGGTAATAATCCGTTCCTTGATATAGCCGGAATATTAGCCAGCAACTATCTACAACGAAACGGACTAGGTCGAGTTGGTCCGGTGGGGTATACTATTGCATCATCTGCACTACAGGCAGCAACACAAAGTGGTGCAGGCAAATACTACGATCCCCCTAGTACACAGGCTGTACCCGGACTATTTCAATTACCAGGGGGAGTCGGTATTAATATATTTAAAGGGTTTAATACCAGTGTTGACGGCAGACTGCGACTTAATCCGGCTGCTGTAGTTTTTTCACCTAGGAGATAAACCTTATCATGCGTTTAGGCTATACCAATTTACCTCCTAACACTGAGAATAAAAACAGTACTATTAGTAAATTTGATCAATATCAAAGTATTCCCATGGGGATAGATCCTGCTGTTTACGCAGCAGCAATTGGGTTCTTTACTAGTAGAGGATTTGACGACACCGCCGCTGAAATGATTAGCGAAGTTATAATAACGCAGGCCAAGCAGGACGGATACAATCCCATGCAAATTTTAGACACACTAAGAGGAATTGAAGATGTTAACATATCGGGATTAGTAGCAGAAGTGCTTAATTATAATAGATTTAAATCTAGTAGCCTCGGATATGCTTCCAACCGTCAACTGAATCCGGAAATAGAAAGAAACATAATGGCATGACGTCAAAATATAGCCAAGGCGTATACAAAATAACAAACCCGGAAAAATACGTAGGTAGTCATGCCCCTAGATATAGAAGCAGTTGGGAACACACATTTATGATGTTTTGTGATAATAATCCCAGTGTGCAGCAATGGTCCAGTGAGAGTATAAAGATACCCTATAGAGATCCATTAACGGGAAAACAGACAGTGTATGTTCCTGATTTCCTCATTGTGTATCTAGATAAAAATTTACGCAAACATGCTGAGCTAGTTGAGATTAAACCAGCAAATCAAATGCTGAAAGAGCGGGTGGGCAAAAATGTCTATAATCAAGCACAGTATGTAAAGAATATGGCCAAATGGCAGGCTGCTGGGGAATGGGCTCGTAATCAAGGGCTAAAATTTAGAGTTATAAATGAGCATGATCTATTTAGGTAAATATCTTCATGACAAAAAAATTAGAAAAATTATTTGATCCTGCCCCCGCTGAAGAAGCTCTTATTGGTCCTACTCCTGTAGATGCTACACCGGTTAATGCAGTCAATCTGCAAGAGCAGCTTGAAGAATTTGACAAAATTTCATCAGCACTGCCGAGAGTAAAAGGCTTAGGAGACATCAGTGATGCAGAACTAGATGCACTAGCTGGTAAAGCAGAACAGGCCTATGACGATTTAATGGATCTAGGTATGAATGTAGATCCTAGACACGGTGGTAAA